TTACCGGGTCACGAAGGAGGGTCCGGTCCGGATCAGCGGCAAGCTCGAAACCGTCATCCATGAGAACCCGAACCCGGGCATGGATAGCTTCAAGTTCCGCCAGTACTTCTGGCAGCAGGTATTCACGGGCGGCCGCGGGCTGGCCTGGATCGAGCGGACGGCGCAGGGCATCGAGGCCCTGTGGCCGATGGATCCGAGCAAGACCACGATCAAACGTACCGGTGCGAAGATCACCTACCAGTTCGAGGACAAGGAGTATGACGCGGCCGACGTGATTGACGTGCCGTTCATGCTGAAGGCGGACGGCCTGAGCCATTACGGCCCGATCGCGATGGCCGGGAAGGCGATCCAGCTGGCGCTGGCGATGAACGACTACGCCAGCAACTTCTTTGCTGGGGGTGGCGTCCCGCCGCTGGCGCTGACAGGTCCGCTGCCGGCCGGCGCGGAAGCGATCAAGCGGGCGCAGGCGGACATCAAGCGCGCCATCGACGCGGCGAAGCAGAACAACGAGCCGGTGTTCCCGATCCCGCCCGGTTATGAGTTGAAGCCGGTCGGCTTCGATCCCGAGAAGGGCCAGATGACCGACGCGCGGCGGCTTCAGGTCGAGGAGATCGCCCGGGCGTACCAGCTGCCGCCGGTCTTCCTGCAGGATCTGTCGCGGGCGACGTTCAGCAATGCCGAGCAGCAGGACTTGCACCTGGTCAAGCATCTGATCGGGCAGTGGGCGGCGGCGCTGGAAGGCGAGATGAACCTGAAGCTGTTCGGGCGCCTGAACGGCAACCGCTTCGTCGAGCACAATCTCGACGGCCTGATGCGGGGCGACTTCAAGACCCGGATGGACGGTCTGGCGCAGGGCATTCAGAACGCGATCCTGACGCCGAACGAGGCGCGGGCGCTGGAGAACCGGCCGGCGCTACCGAACGGGAACGATCTCTTGATCCAGGGCGCAACGGTGCCGCTCGGGTCGCAGCCAACTAACAACGGAGGGGCGGATGACCCTGGAACGACGGGCAACGACGACCCCGCCTGAGATCCGCGCTGAGAACGCCGGCAAGGTCGCGAGGGGCTACGCCGCGCTGTTCAATGCCCGGACCGATATCGGCGGGTATTTCTACGAGACGATCGCGCCGGGCGCTTTCACGGAGACGCTGAGAACGGCCGACGTTCGCGCACTGATCGACCACGACAGCGGGCGTGTCATCGGCCGGTCGAGCGCCGGTACGCTGCGGCTGAGGGAAGACGACAAGGGCCTGTTCGTGGAGATCGACCTGCCGGACACGACCGATGGGCGCGACCTGGCCGTGCAGCTGGAGCGCGGCGACATCTCCGGGATGTCGTTCGGGTTCCGCGTCACTCTGGATGAGTGGGACGAGAGCGGCGACATCCCGGAGCGGACCATCCGCAAGGTCGAGCTGTTCGAGGTCAGCGCCGTGGCGTTCCCGGCCTATCCCGACACCTCGCTCGCGCTGCGCTCGCTGGACGAAGCGCGCAAGGAGCTGAGGCGCAAGAGTTTCACCGCGGCGAGCCGCCGGATCGCGGAGCGCAAGGCCTGCGCCGAGGCAAAGTTCCGCCGCATCATCTGACACCCGGCACCCGCCGGAGGTAGGCACGGGAGGCATTCCCGCTTCCGGCCCATACCCAGCCCGCTTCGGCGGGCTTTTTTAGTGCTCAAAGGAGAGAGTGATGAGCCTGAAGGAAATGCAGGAGAAGCGGGAGAAGCTGGTCGCTGACGCCCGCGCCGCCCTGGACGAGATCAAGAAGAATACCGACGAGAGCCGCGCCGCGGAGCTGGAGAAGCGCCACGACGACATCATGGCCGCGTTCGACAAGCTCGAGGCCGATATCAAGCGCGAGGAGAAGCAGGCGGATCTGGAGCGGCGGGCCGAGGAACTGCGCGCCCGTCAGCGGCCGATCCCCGGAGATGTCGAGGCCCGTGGCCAGGACGAGGGCACCCGGCCGGAATACCGGCAGGCGTTCTACAAGATGCTGGCCGTCGGCGGTGATGTGTCCGAACTGAGCGCCGAGGAGCGGGCCGTTCTCCGGGCCGGCGTCCAGCGGGACGCGGAGTTCCGCATGCAGACGACCGGCACCGGCGCGGCCGGTGGCTACACCGTCCCGGTCGAGCTGGCGAACCAGATCATCATCTCCATGAAGGCCTGGGGCCCGATGTACGACCCCGGCATCACGCAGGAGATGGTGACCTCCAGCGGTAACCAGATCAACATCCCGACCGTGGACGACACGGGCGTGACGGCCGAGCCTCACACCGAGGGCACGCCGCTGACCGATGACGGCGGCAAGGACGTGACCTTCGGGCAGAAGAGCCTGAACGCCTATGCCTTCGACACCGAGTTCGTGAAGTGGTCCTGGGAACTGGCGCAGGACTCCATCTTCAACGTGGAAGCCCTGCTCGGCCAGCTTCTCGGCGAGCGCCTGGGCCGGATCGCCAACACGCAGCTGACGGTCGGCACCGGGTCCTCGGCGCCGCATGGCATCGTCACCGCGTCGAGCCTCGGCGTCACCGCCGCATCGGCCACCGCGATCACCTATGACGAGATCATCGATCTCGTTCATTCCGTGGATCCGGCCTATCGGGTGTCGCCGCGGGTGGCGTTCATGTTCAGCGACAGCACGCTGGCGGCGCTCCGCAAGCTGAAGGACAACGAGGGGCGGTACATCTGGTCGGCGGGCGATGTGCAGAACGGCGTCCCGGGCACGATCCTCGGCTACCGCTATCACATCAATCAGGCCGTTCCGTCGTTGGCCGCCGCCAGCAAGGTCATGCTGTTCGGCGACTTCGGGAAGTACTTCGTCCGCAAGGTCGGATCGCCGGTCATCGGCGTGATGCGCGAGCGCTTCTGGCCGGATCTCGGCATTGCCGGGCTGATCCGCTTCGACGGCGAGCTGGTCGACACGGCTGCCGTCAAGCACCTCAGCACTGCTGCCGGCGGCTAACGTCGGCTTTGCAAGGCGGGCGGTCTCCGGGCCGCCCGCTCTCAAAGCCGAAGGAGGTCTCCCATGAAACTCAAGATGCTGGTCAGCATGGCGGGAGTGAAATTCTCGCTGTCCCCTGGCGACGAGACCGAGCGGTTCGGCGAGAAGGAAGCCGAGCGCCTGATCGCCGCCGGCTACGCCGTGCCCGTCGCGGAGCCGAAGGTCGAGCGCGCGGTCAAGAAGCCCGTGCGGGAGAAGCGCGGCTGATGTGGTATCCGGCTTCCATCACGACGCCTGCCGCCGCCGAGCCGGTGACGCTGGAGGAGGCCAAGGCGCATCTCAGGGTCGACGGATCCGACGAGGATGCCCTGATCGAGGGCGTGATCGCGGCGGCACGGGCGCATGTCGAGGCATATTGCGCCGTCCCGTTCGCTACGCAGACGATCGAGGCGAAGTGCGACGGGTTCGCGGACTTCTCGCGACTTCCAGTGGCGCCTGTTCAGTCCGTGGGGGCGATCACCTATCTGGACACGGCGGGCGCCCCGCAGACGCTCTCGACCGATGTCTACGAGCTTCGCGCGGATGGCCTGGAGGCCTCCATCGTCCTGAAGTACGGGCAGACCTGGCCGGCCGTCCAGCCGGGCTCGCGCATCACCATGGCCGCTGTTGTGGGCTATGCGGTGGTGCCGGAAGACGTGAAGCAAGCGCTGCTCCTTCTGATCGGGCACTGGTACGAGCACCGAGAGGCCGTGAACATTGGCAATATCGTGACCGCGGTCCCGATGGCAGTTGATGCGCTACTCTGCAACCACCGCAGGGGCGCGTGATGGCCGGCGCCGGGAACCTCCGCGAGAGGATCACCATCCAGTCCGAGCAGCTTGTCCCTGACGGCGGCGGGAGATTCTGAAATGCGTGCCGGGCGGCTTGATCGACGGATCACCATCCAGGAATTCGTGACGACGCAGGACCCATACGGCGCTCCTGTCGAGACTTGGCAGGATGTCGCGACGGTGTGGGCAGAGGTTGCACCGACCCGGGGGCGGGAATACTGGCAGGCGCAACAGGTCGTCGGTGAAGAGACGCTTACGGTCCGGATCCGCTGGCGTTCCGGAATGTCGGTCACGAACCGCATTGTCTACCAGGGGCGGACCTACGACATCGCGAGTGTGGCCGAGATTGGCCGACGCGTCGGGCTGGAGCTCGTGTGCGTCAATCGGAGAGCCGCGTGATGGCGACGAAAATGAGGATCACGGGGGCTGCCGAAATCGCGGCTGTCCTCAAGCAAATGCCGGATCGGGTGTCCCAACGGGTCGTCGAGAATGCGCTGCGTGCCGGAGCCCGGTTGATCGCAGCCGAGGCCCGGGGGAACGTGCCGGTCGACACCGGCGAGCTGCGCGGCAGCATCACGGTAGCCGTAAGCAAGCGTGAGGGCAGGCGTAGGAAGCGCGACGAGGGCGTGGTCTTCATCGGCTTTAAGAGTCCCGCGAGTCGTCGGGCCCACCTGACCGAATTCGGGACGGTCAACCAGCCGGCGCAGCCCTTTATGCGAACGGCGTTGGACGCGAAGGGCGCAGAGGCCGTCGAGCGGATCGGGAAGATCATGGGCAATGGGGTCGAGCGTGAGGCGGCGCGGCTGGCGGCGCGCTACTACGACCATCGCGGCAGGCGGAGGCGGCGGTGACGATCGAAGCCGGGCTTGTCGGGTTTCTGCGGGCGGATCCGGTGATAGCTGCGGTGGTCGACGCGCGGGTCTATCCGCTTCGGCTACCCCAGACGCCGATCTATCCGGCGATCACGTACCAGCGCATCAGCACCACGCGCGAGCGGCCGATTAATGCCGCGGCGTGGCGGGCGCAGGCTCGGTTCCAGTTCGACTGCTGGGCGGATGGTTATGGGGTTGCCCGGCAGCTCGGGGACGCGGTGCGGGCCCGGCTCGACGGGCACATGGGCAATCTCGACGGCGCAGAGCGGTGCGACCTGATCGAGGTCATCAACGAGCAGGACATGGACGAGGGCATCATCGGGCTCTACCGCGTGAGCCTGGACGCGCTCGTCGTCTACACCGACCAGTAAATCCGGCCGCAAGCCGGTGATGGAGGCCGCCTCAGGGCGGCTTTTTTGTTGGCCCAAAGGAGGTAGCAATGGCCGTTCAGACTGCGGCGGGATCGAAGATCTATATCGGGACGACCACGCCGGCATCGACACAGGCGGAGTACGAGGCGGACACCTACACCGAGATCGGCGAAGTGGAGTCGATCGGCGAGTTCGGTGACCAGGCGAACGAAATCACATTCACGAGCCTCAATGACCGGCGCGTCCGGAAGTTCAAGGGCTCGTTCAACGCCGGGACCATCCAGATGGTCGTCGGCCGCGACCCGTCGAACGCCGGCCAGGCCGACATCGTGGAGGCGATGGCGAGCGACGAGGACTTCAACTTCAAGGTCACGCTCAACGACGCGCCGGACAGCGGCGCAAGCCCGGCGCCGACCACCTTCTACTTCCGCGGGAAGGTGATGTCCTACACGGCGAATATCGGCGATGCCGAGAACGTCGTGCGGTCCTCGATCAACATCGGCATCAACTCCGAAATCCTGGAAATCCCGGCGACGGCCGGTTCGTAACGCGCTCGCGAGCGCCGGGCGGCGGCGGTAGCTGTCGGGGCCGCCGCCGCCCATCCTCGACACCCGACAGTATTCCCGACAATCCGACAGGAGCTATCAGATGAGCAAGATCACCTCTGGCGAGGTCGTGATCACCCTTGACGGCGAGGAGCGCACGCTGCGCCCCACGCTCAACGCGGCCAC